CCAAAACTTCAGTCATATAGTCAAAAGCTTGTTCTATATAATCAAATCCTAGTTTGTACAAAATAAATCCATCCCAATAAGCTAATAATTCACCAGTACTTTCATCAACTTCCTCAATGTATTCAGTTTCTAAACCCATTTGTTTAGCATGTTCAAAACTGAATTTTTGTTCAGTAATAATGAAAACTGGTAGAATACCTTTTTTCTGAGCATCAACTGCCGTTTTAATTAACGCAGTAGTTTTACCAGTATCTGAGTGACCCAATAACATATTAATTTGTCCCATAGCTGGACCAGGTAATCCTGTGGACTTCTGAAAAGCTTCACCTAAATCAAAGTATTTTTGTTCTTTATACTTTTCAGTAGATGAAAACTTTTTTCTAATAGAAGAAAAGTCACCACTTTTCTTTTTTATAGGTTGTTTTTTAGACATAAGTTAAATTAAAATGGTAAATCATCGTCTTCCTCACTATCACCATCAAATTCAGTAATTTCTAAATCTGAAGATTCTTCAGTAAAACTTTTAGGTGTTACTTTAGATTTCATCAAAGAGATTTCTTCCTCTAATGATGCAGTTTCTTTTTCTTCTTTGTCTTCTTCTGCAACAAATTTAGATTGTTCACTATCCCAAATAGGTGTTTTGTTTGTGGCAACAATTTCTAAATACTCTTTAGATTTTTTAGCATAAACATCCTTAAATGTTTCCTCATTGTTAAACCAATCATTAGCCTTTTCCTTATCTGTTGTTAGAATACTAACATCATCAGCCATAATAGAATTTACTACACTATGATTTTTGTCGTTTCTACCAACAGAAATAATAATGTCTCGTCCTTCTCTAGCATCACTAATGTCACCTTTGATTTTAAATATAGGGACAATTTTGTCCATAATACCATCATTAGTGTACTTGTGTTTAAATCTCCAAAACTTAACACCATCATCTTCTTTATCTCTATCGATACCCTTAACTACATAGAATTTTCTAGCACTAAATTCTTTAGCCAACTTCTTAGCTTTTTCAGTACCCTCTTCTAATAAGGCCTCTCTAGATTCACAAAGTGGACAGTGACCACCATCATTCTTTTCAGAACAATAGATTTTTTCCCATTTACCATTAACTTCTTTTTCGTGAAAGTAAACTTCTACAAACGGAGAACCACCATCACTCGAAGGTAAGATTCTAAATCTCTTTGTAACATTTTTTTCACCTTTCTGAAGTTTTTCAGTAAAGTACTTCTTCAATCTGTCTTCGTTAGACATCTTGTTTCCTTTGCCCTTGTTCTCAGTATTCTTTTCGTACTGTGACAAGATCGCATCTAATGCATTTTTAGCCATTTTATTATAATTTAATTGTTAATGAACAAATGTAATACTTATTTTGATATATGTCAAATTTTTTTATAAAAAAAAACCTATAATGATTAATTTCATTATAGGTTCTTTAAATAATTAAACTAAATATTAATAGTCTGAATCTAAATCTTTATTGTAGTCAAATGATTTTTTTATTTGTTCTTTATCAAAATTGTCTACATCATCTTGTGTTAATGTAAATTCTTGTTCAGGTTCTTCGGCTTCGTAACCTTCTTTATCTTTCCAAAAATCGGTTAATTTAATAGAATAAGGATAAGAACTTAAAGATCTCATTTCTAGTTTTTCAACTGGAGTTGGGTTTCTTTTTTCTATTTCTTTCTCTAAATCATCAATTTTATTTATTACATTGTCCATACCACCAACTTGACTTTCTAAATCGTTAAGTTTAGAGAGTAATTCCTCCATTTTAGTAGTAAGTCCATCAACAGAAGATTTTGTTTCTTCGGTTTTATCAACTAAGTCTGTTACATCTACCTCAACAGTATCACCTTCGTCAGCCATTTCATCTTCTACTGGCATAGGTGCATCATCCATTGTTGCAAAAGGATCCACTTCTTCTGTATCTTTTGTGTCGGTAGGTTCAACATCTGTTGCAGCAGGTTCTGCTTCAAATGGATTAACATTAGTATCACCACCTTCCTCTGGTGCTGGAGGAAATTCGTCTGTTTCATCACCGGGTACTGGGTCCTGTTCTTTAAGAATGTCTAAAAGTAATTCACCATTATCATCTTTCTTTTCCTCTTTATCTTCAACATAAAAAGTATATTCTAATAATTGTTTATATCTTTTTAATTCTTCTGAAATTAATTTCTTATCCATGTTTTAAACTAATAGTTGTCTACCATCATTGGTTTTATATACTTTATTTACTCTTTCAACGATTTCTTTACCATCATTAATAATACACTCATCACCTTTACATTCTTTTTCAGAAGTTTTGTTTGTACCAAGAAAATCATCTAAATTATCATCTAAACGATTTGTTTTTTTGTTTTTATCGTAATTATCCATAACTTTATTTTTATAATAAATATTTAATTATTATAAAAAATCACGTTTTATACTCATTATTTTTAATTCACCACTCTTAACAATAATAATTTTATTTTGGTATTCATCCCAGTTAATAATAACTTTTGAGTGGTCAATATTACCACTGTTATCAGAATGTGTACTATCAATTAATTTATTTAGAGCGTTTATGGTGTAAAAACACTCACCTTTTTTGTGAACCAATATAGTTGTTGGAAAGAATGTGTTTGTATTTATTTTTCTACCATCAGAAATTAATACTCTAAAAGTAACTAGTTTTTTATCTTCTTCTTCTAATGTGTATTGAAATATTTTATCTTGTGGTACCTTAAATCTTTTATATAGGTATTTTTTAAAGTTTTCTATTTTGTCTTCATAAACAAATGAAGCTAATGTTATAATTTTATTCGAAATTTCCATTTTTAACAATATAGGGAATCAGTTTCATTTTGTTTTTATTATTATATAGTAACCCCCTACATTTATTAAATATTTCTTCATCTATTAAAGTATTGTTTTTTATTGATAATACTTTATTAATAATCTTTTGTTTTGATATGTTGGTATAATCAATAACATTTAAATCTATACCAAAAATGATGTTTTCACCATATATATACAACATATTTGTATCACTTATGTATGTATATGGATCAACTAAATTTTTAATTTTATTTATTATTTTTTTTATAACTTTTAACTTATAGTGAATTATATCCAAATATACATAAGGAATATTATTACCAAAATTATTTATACAATCTTGTTTAAATTTATCTAAATCTATTTCATAATCAGATTTTCTTTCCTTACTATCAAATGTCCAAGATAGTCTTTCATTAATCTTTTTATGTAGAATAGATATATCAGAACCAAATAATTCTTTAGCCTTTGACCAACCTATTACTAGAGTTGGTAAAGTTTCATCAATTGATTCTAATTTTTTACAAATTTTAAAATTATCCTCTTTTATGTTTGAGGATGTTAATATATTTCCAAAATACATAGAACAAATATAATGAATTTTTTTAAAATAAAAAATTAAGGCCTATTTAAATCCAATAATTCAAATACAGTTAAAACTTTTTCAAATGTTCTATAATTTTCTTCAATACTTCTCTTACCAAATTGTTGTACACTATTTATAGTTTGTGCAAAATCTGAAGACTTACCCGAATCTGTTTTTATAGAATAATAGTCTGCTGTATGATCATTACTATCTTTTTGTTTTAACCAAACATTTACTGCTGCAATAAAACTAGATTCAGGATTTAAAGTTATACCATCTGGATTAATTATGTAAGCACTACCATTATAATAATCAAAATAATTATTTCTACCAATAACATATAAGTAACCTCTAGGTCTAAATCTATAGGCATCCCCATCATATTTATTACCATATTTAGAATCTGACAATTCTATATTATTAGGTAACTCATATGCAATATTATTATCTGTACCAGAACTATATTTTGGTAGTGACAAATTTTTATCTTTTTCATTTGGGTCTACCCCATAATAAATAGTTTGACCCGACATTGGACTATCTGCTGGGAATTTTAATCTATAATTTTCTTTATCGGCAACATCCCAAGAATATTCATTACTTGATAAATTATTAGATTGTGTTAAAACATTGGCTAAAAACATAGTTACTTGGGCATTAGTAACTATGTCTTTATTAAATAAAAAATCCGCAAATAAAGTTATAACATCTTCGTTAATATCTGGATTAGTAACTCCTAATTTTTTAAAATTATCATAAGTAAATTTTTCTTTAAACTTAAATACCTCTGTTGGATTTTTAGTACCAATACTATATAAACCATTATTAGATGGTAAACTTATATATTGAATTTTAGGTACTTCACTAGTTTCGTTAAAATCAAAATTTAAATCCGTAGTCAAATCATCTACTGGTGGAGCAATAAATTTTGATTGTCTAACTCCTTGAAATGATGTTGTCATATGATTAGGACTAATACTATGATTTACACTAGTAATCATATAGGCACCATTAAAAAATGGTACATTCTGTAAATCAAAATACATCATAGGTTGTATATTCATACATCCCAAAGCGTCTACTTTACAAGTATATGATCTTGTTTTAAATATTTTTAATAAATCAGTACCTTGATAAGATTTTTGTGTCCCACCTCTTTTATCTACTAATTCACCAATAGCTTTAAAATATTCTCCAGTTTCTCTATGTTCTTGTTGACTTAATGATACGTTTTTAAATATAGTCTGGTTTTGGGCACCAAACGCCACTCTAAACCCAACCAAAGAATTTTTACTTGTTTCATCCATCATATCAGGTGGTGGTTGTTCTAAAGAGAAGCCATCGTTTTTAAAATAATGATTATGTCTTTCACCAATATCTAAAAGTTGTGAATTTCCTCCAACATATACACATAGAAAAGTAGGACTAGATGAACTATTACTTTCTACTGTTGTCATAGGTTTAAATATTTTACCGGCTTCATTAACATCTTTAAAGTTTACATAATTAGGTAAAATCTGAAATAAGAAATTACTGTCTCTAAGTAATTTAGAAATAAAAAAATAAACACTATTATCAAAATTACTAGACAATGTTAAAAAACTTTTCAAGTTAAATGTGGCTATATTACCAATATCTCTCCAACCTCTATCTATTATTTTAAAATAATCATATAAATCACCATTCTCATCACTACATATATTAAAGGCCCTACCATCACCATCAGTATCAACAGCCCATTTATCACTAATGTTTTTAAAGTAGTTATAGATTTGTAATTTTATTTTATTATTTGTTTTATTCTGTTTTTCAATTTCCACCTCTGTTGTAGGTTTACTTTGTTCATAAGAATAAGGATTGTTTAACGTGGATTTAAAACTTTTTATATACTCATCAAAAATTTTAGAATCAATAATTAAACCATTATTTAAAGCTGTTTTATCAAAAATTTGTGGTGTAGTAACTATCATATTAGTAGTTTGAGACAACAAATTTTTAACTTTATTACTATATTCTTGATATGTTGTTAAAGATATAGATTCATCATTGGCGTATTTAGAAAAAGTAAATTCTACATTACCAATCATATTTTGGTTAAAATTAAGATCAACCCAATCTTTAAATTGTTTAATAAAATTATTTTTAACTGATATTGGTAAATTTAATAACTCATCTTCTAATGGTAACTCTTTTCCTTGATAGTCAGTAACTGTAGCTAAATAACCTAAGTTTGTTAAATAATTTTTATTACTACTTGAGAAAATAGTATAGTTACATTCACTAATACCAGAAAAATCGACATTAAAATCTATATTTACATCTTTTTCAGCCCTCCAAAGATAACCACCCAATAAGTATACATAATACTTAGGTAGATTAATAATTCTACTATTATTGTAACCAGTTTTAAATAAATTTTCTATTATGGTCTTTTTAAATGGTCTAAATGGTAATGTAGATAACAATAATAAGGCTCTTTTATAATATTTGTCATTACCACTTTGTTTTTTATACAAATCACTTTGTATCATATAATCATCAAAACCACATTTTGAATTTTTTCCAGTTAAATAAAAATTTGTTTTATTTATATAATTACTATTTTTTTGATTGGCATATAATATATCTTGTTTTGTACTATTTTCATCAGTTACGTTTTCACTACTATTTTGGTTAGTTACATTTTCACTAGTTTCTTTATTTTCAATATCATTAATAGAGTTAATACTAAACGATAATTTTAAATTTTTGTTGGTCTTAATTAATCGTTCACAAACAGCTAAGTCCCATACACCACAAGATATATTAGATGTTAGGTTATTTGTTTTATCATAAAATGTTGTAAAATATTTGTCTTCTTGTTTTTTATCTACAATTTCTTTGTATTTTTTGTTAGATACAATATCACTATTTAATTTTTTATTATTATTTAAAATACCTTCATTATCAAATAATATGTATTGTGTTGTATCAAACTTATTTCTATACCCACTTATTTTTATATTACCAAATTCTAATGGTTTATCCTCTTTGAATCTGATATAATCATTAACTATTTCTAAATTATCTTTAAAGTATTTAGTTTGTGTTATATTATTAATATCAAGATTATTAATGAAATTATAATTAATATTTTTAACTTGACCATCAACTATACTTTTCATATAAGTCAATGCGTCTAGTTGTGCGTAATCACTTGGTGAATTACCCCCAAATTCATTTGTCCATTTAGAATAATTACCCAAAAGAGCCATTCTCAATAATACTTGTTTAACAAATTCATTGTTAATATCTGATTCAGTAGTTTTACTATTTATTTTTATAAATGGGGCTTCACTATAATCTATCGGGTTTATCGGAAACCAATTATCTTTATCTAAATTATTAGTAGTAATTGTTTCAGAAGTTACCTCATTTAAAATTTTCTTTTTATTAATTAAATTACTAAATACGTTTTCAACGAATATATATTCAGGGAAGTTATCCCAATCACCCTGGTTTATTACTTCACCGATATATATTTCCTCAAAACTACCATTACCCTTTCTTTGATAAATTGAAGGCCAACCAATACTCCTACCATCTAATACATTTGGTTCTACATCTGTCTCTAAATTTCTTAAAACACTATTTCTAAAATTTTTATCTACCTTTTCAGCCTTTTCGGTTACCTTATAAACAGTCTGAATCATAGCCTGTGTATTGTTGGTAATAACCTTTATACAACTATTTATTTTAGGATCAAACCCAGCTACACTTCTGAAATTATCATTTATTTGTAAATTCAGTTCTTTTTGAACTATTTCTTTTTGTATTTTAATTTTTGATTCTAAATCAAGTATAATATTTTCAGTTAACTCTCTCTGTTTTCTTAAATCTATTATTAAAACACTTGTATTTTCATTTATTCTATTATTATAAAAATATTTATATTGTTCATTAAAATAATTTATTTCAAAATTATTGTTATTATTGTTTTTATCTCCATAATTTTTTATTAAATAATATGGGCTATCTTTTACTTCACCCATATTTTTAAAAACAGTTGATAATTGTAATGTTTCTATTTTACTACCACTTTTATTTATAATAAAATTTATGTAATTATCTTCATTAGTTATTTCATAAAAAGAATTAATAAATTCATCATTTTTTGTGGTTTCTATTTTTTTATTAGTAATATTATTACTATATTCTTTGTACGTATTTACTACATTGTTTAAATTCTTAAAAAATGTTTTTACTAATTCTAAATTAACTTGATTAACTAAAATATAATCTCTAATTGAGAGGTATTGATTATTGGACAATAAACCACTATCTGATGAAACTGATGTTGTAATTATTTGTTTTGTATCATTTTCCAAATTTAGATAATCAACATTTTTATTTGAATCAAGACTTCTTTTTGTTATGGGTTTACCTATCCAAGAACTAATATTTTTTAGTAACCCTAATTGACCATTTAACTGTTTAAGTGTTTCAAATGAATCTAATTCTGCCTTATAAATTTCAGAATTTATCTGTAACTTACTTATTTTTAATAAAAAATCATCTAATTTACGATATTCATTATTAATAACATTGTCATTATCTATAACCCAATTTAAATTTTTCAAGGCTTCTTGACCTTCAGGTGTGTTTACTGCGCCAATGATATTACCAATATTCATATCATTTAAGAAAGCTTGTTGAAAACCTAAAAAATTTGCGGATATATCAAAATTACCTGTTGATCCATCAAAATTAGATGTCCAATTAACCATATGTAAACAATAATCTACTGTTTGACCAAAATACCCTTTAACAGATAATCTAAATACTGGATATGGCATTTTGAAAAATATACTATATGGGCTAGACCTATCATCATCTTTAATCACATCAAACAACGCACTACCCCTTACATCGGTAAATGTAATATCTACAACCGGAACTAAACTAGCGTTATATTTAATTTCTATTGATTTAATACCAAAACCCTCTAAAGCACCTCTACTTTTTGTGTTTGTAAACCCACCAATAGAACTCCAGTTAGATGTTGCGTAAGTTTTTTGTAAACTTGGGTCTAGTTTACCATTAGATCCATATCTTATTTCAGTAGAAATAAAATTAACCTCATCATTAACATCAAACAAATCACTAGAATTTTGTACACCATATGTTGACCTACTTCTTGGGTATGCAGAAAATTTAACATAAATGAACATATCTTCTTGAGATATTATTTCATTGTTTGGTGGATTTGGGTCAACCAATATAAATGGACCTTTTTGTGTTGCGGTACTCATATTATTTTTTGTCTCCGTATAACTTTTGATATTTATTAACCTCAGAAATATATTGTTGTAAACTATCTCTAAAAGGGAATGGTATTCTAATTATTTCATTATCTGGTATATTTTCCTCTACACCACCATATATCGGGTTTGCCAAAAGAATTAACCATCCATGAAATGGATTATTATAATATTGTTGACTTAATTTATCTAATCTTGTTTCTTGTGAATGATAAACAACTGTCTTATCACTATTTTTAGGTTCAATTTTTATAAATGGTAATGGTTTATATTTACCATTAACCTTAAAATCTTGGTATCTATCAAAATAATCTTTAGCCATAATATTTATATTAATTCTCCATTACTAAAAGTAAACTCTACTTGTTTATTAGTTCCACCATCAGATTGTTTTACTGCCTCTACTTTTACTTTTTTAGATTCGGCTTTTAATTCATCTATTTTTTTATTGTTTTTTTCAATTGTTTTCTTGTTTTTATTTAAGTCACTAATAGTTTTATTAATATTTGTATTAGCACTAGGATTATTTAAAGTAGCTTCATAATTAGTATTTTGTGTATTTAATTCATTGTTTTCATTAGTTAATTCAATTATTTCCTTATCTAATGATTCATAATCTGATAAATATTTTGTTAAATCATATTCAATTGTACCTACTTGTTGTGTTGAATTTATTACCATATTAAAATTACTTTTCTTTTGTGTGTATATTTTAACTTTAGTTTCACCATTTGATTTAACAATAACTTTTTTACCATCAGGATTTATTTCTATTTCATTAGATGATGTCGTTTGAGAATTATCCCCTGTTTTTGAGTCATCTTTTTGATCTATTATCCCCTCACTTTTTAAACTATCAGTTAATTTCTTAATATCAACTCCAGCTTCAGCTTTTTTCTGACTTAACCTAATACCATCAACTATCACACCTTTAGATTTATCTATTGAGTCAGCTCTTGGGTCATACATTTCAGTATTCGCATAGTAATTAAATGAAATTGCATTTTGTAATCTATTAATTGGACCAACTAATGAATGTCCACCTATTAAATCTAAACTTAAAGTTATTTTAGCTACCATAGGTTGAACACCAATACCCTCTGGATTTAAATCCCATTTAATGTTTCCACCACCACCTTCAAAAGATACACTTAAACTATTTATTGCTACCTTAGTATGATAAAAGTCACCAATTCTTAAAATACATATTGGTGGTCTACCAAAGGATAAGTTTTGTGGCTGGACACCTGTTTCTACACCATTAATACTTTTATTAACATCATATACACTAGGGCCTTGTCTTAAACATTGATTAAGAAAAGTTAATCTACTATTTAAACCTTCTGGTGTAGTAGAGTGAAAAGCTGGATTAAAGTATTTTATTTTTTGTGAAATAGTTGAAAAATAATTAGGGTAATTAGCATCTAAATAATCAAAATAACCACTCTCGTCAATTATCAAATCATCTATTAATTGGGCAAATTCAGGATAATAAGTTAAGTCACCTAAACCTTCTTCTTTTTTACCTTTTACATTTTTTGAATCATTTTCTATTGTCAAATCAACTCTTCTACTATTTGGTGATGAATCAGACAAGGTATCACCATTTCCTTTAACTACTTTTTTATATTGACTTTTTTTAATACCCGGTATAGAAGCTATAAATTCTTGAAATACCTTTTCAGCCCTATGTTTAGATAATTTTTTTGTGTCTTTACCATTTTCTTCTATACTACTAAAACCTTCACTAGTTATTTTTATATCACCACCATCCTTTATTATCTGTATAGCCAATTGTGTTAATTCTATATAATTACCAGTAAAGACTGTTTCATTTTTTTCTTCAAAATAAAGTGAAACAGTCTTTTTAACTTTTTCAGTATTTGAACTTTTTTGGTTTTTTATTTCATTTAACTTTTTATCTAATTCTTCTTTTGTTAATTGATTTAACCCACTACTTTTTTTAACTTGTTCCAAAAAATCTTTAGGTGACACACAACCAGCTAAAAATCTCTCAATTAAATTGTTTTTTTCTCCTCTATAACCATTTATTACCTTTGGGTGGTCTACTATTATGGAAAAACTTAAAGAAGCTGATCTGGACGTGTTATTGTACGTATAAACAGGTTCTGATCTACCTATGAACTCAGTTTTAGTCCAGTTAGCCGAACTACTATCATCAAAACTTAATTCATATGGAGGAAACCACATAATTCTACCTTTCATTCTAGTTAGAATATCACCTGGACCAATTTCACTTAATGGTAAATCAGCTAAGTTATCCGCCCAAGCCAAATTTTCTAAAGATAACATAAACTTCTTACGAGTAGTTTTTGAATCTTCTAATACTGGATGATATTTTGGAATACCATTATCCATTAAAACACTCAATGAAGCCTTTTCGTCAGTTACAGAAAAACCTTTTAATGATTTGTCTGGAGATGAAAATAATTTTGTATTACGTAAAGCGTTTAAATAATTATAATTATCATTTACAGTCCAAACTCTACAATAGTTACCATTCGCTTCAGCGTCTATAAGTTGTAATCTACTTATAGCGTTACCTCTACTTATTAATTTATCTTCTTTTCTGTCTTTAAAATATTTTTTGGTTTGGTTGATGAATACATCATTCTCACTATTATTTACTAATTGTTGTGTTTTATATAATAATGTTTTTTCATTAAAGTTATTTTCTCCACCAGTAGACCAAAAGAATTTATTATCTACATCAGTTACCTTTTGTGATTGATTACCTTGGTCTTCACCATTGAAATCTTTATTAGTAAATGTAGTTGTAATTAATGAACCTCTATTTGTGGTCTTTTCAGTACCAATATAATAATAAGGATTAATACCAGCTTGAGCTGTACCTTGAAATCTACTATCACTATATACTGGTTTATATGTATTTTGATTTAATAATTCAAATAAGAACTTAACTTGATTAACATTTGTTCTTGACAACATACTATTAACTCTTTGTTCAGTAGTTAATGAAGGTACTACACCCTCACTTGTATCTGTTGTTGAATCAGTTGATGTAAATTCATTCCATCCTACAGCGTTATCAGGTAATGAATTAAATACTAATTGAGAACCTTTTAATGAATTTATATAATTATCAACTCCACCATCTTGAAATAATGAAGGTGTTATATTTCCTAAATAATATAAACCATTAGTATTAGATTGTTCTTGAACTCTACTTACTTTAAGTTGAATAGCTTTCTCCAATTCTTGTCCACCTATTAAACCTAAAGAACTTTCTTTATTATAATTAAGTGTCTTATATGATTGAATAACACTATAAGGAAATGGAACACCAATATCTGTTCCATCATATATTAAAGAAAATTGATCACTATTATATTCAGTAGGGTATGGTCCTTTATCTTTGTTACCAAAACCAATTGGTGTAGGATAACCTAAATTAGGTGGAATAGTTAATTCAAAATTTTCATACTCATCATCCTCAGGAGCGTATCTATTTAAATTAACATTTTTTGTAGTTCTATAAAGATTACTAAGAGGAATCATTCTCTTATTTTCATCATAATAGGTTTGAATATTTTCACCATCAGTACCAAGTATTGGAACATTAATAACATTTCCAATATCTTGTAACTTTGAAGCCAATCCAGCCAAAGTTAATGTTTCGTTTACTGGAGGTGGTAAATTTCTACCTAATAAACCATCTCTTATATTTTTAGTGGAAATTAAACCTTGAGAAGTTAATTTACTATAATCCAATATTCCCGACATATAATATTCATTTTTTATATAAATATTATATTAATAAAAATAATAGAATTATAATAATTTTATATATAAGATAATATTAATATTAATATAATTATATATATTATTTTATATTTATAGATATATATATTTTATATTTTATCTTATATATTTATTATATTATAATATTATATAACAATAATATACATTTTTTTTTATAAAGTCAATAGTTTTACCAAATTTTTTTTTAAATTATACCAATTGTATCAGTAGTCTGTTTACTTGTAGGTGTTCCACCATCTCTAAATGTACCATTTAAATGAGATATAACAGTTTTAACAATATCTGTTTTTGAATTTTCAATATCTAAATTTGTAACACTACCATCTGGAGATACCAAATCTATTTTACCACTTATTTTTAATTCACCAAATTCAATTTTACTTGGTGTAGTAGTAACTAAATTACCACCATTTACTCCAACATTATTAACATTTGGTCTAAATTGTACACTAGAACTATCATTTACATCTACACCACCAGTTACATTTTCACTACCTTGTTGTCCACTTACATTCTCACTATTACGAATATTTAATCTACCATTTTCAATATTGATATCATCAACATTTGGGATTTCAAAAGTTTTATCTGTTAAATCTGTAAATCCTAAATTATCAAATAATTCTTTAACTTTTTCACTATTAAATTGATCTAATTCTCCAACATCTTTTCTAGAATCTAATAAAAAATCAGTTAATATTGAATCTTTAAATGATGTTTTTATATTTTCTATTGCGTCAAGAGTTCTATCTTGAAGAGTTGTAATTGTTTGTTTTGTT